GGAGCGTAGGTCTTCCATTCGTTGATTTGTATTATCCGTTTCATCGTCGCCTTCAACAAGGTACGCAAGACGACGAGATTCGAACATTTGACGAAGACGGCGAACAGGCACTAACGTCTTGTCAAAGGATTGACCCGGCTCAAAAGTCCGGCCATCGACCGTAAGGGTCTTAGCTGCCGTAAAATCCCAAGCCGGGTCGAAACTGCCCCTCCAATACAGGGTTTTTGCCATTGCTTATCTCCTTGGAGGATCGAAACTGTGGCGCTAAATTACGCCACAATCCCGTTGAAAAAGAAACCAAGGTCCGGAGCCACAAGGCGCTGATCGAAAGCAGTTTCACCCTCGATCCGATCGGCCTTGCGAAGATTCACGCGAATCTTGCTAACTTCCAGTGCACCAGTAGAATTACCGAGGTACTTGTTCCACACGAATGTGTAACCAGCAGACGGCGTAAGCAGACCGGCACGGCGGGGAGCATAGAGCAACAGAGCATGCTTGCCGAGAATAAACGCATTAGTCTCGGTGGCGCCTTCCTCAGCAGTGTTCTGGATTGCACCGCCCACAACAACTTCTTCCAACTCAAAGAGAGCAGCAAGGGTAGTTTTGTTGACTTGTGCAGCAGCACCGGGAGTCTGGCCATACTTGATCCGGTCAATAATATCCGGATGATCGACCAAGGCATCGTAAGCCTGCTGACCCAACACCATTTTGTTCGGCTTGATGCCTGTACGAAGCATGATGTAGGTTTTGGCTCGGCGAACGTCTTCGATGGGGGTCGAAGCGGCGTCATTCCACTGCAAGATGTTATTGTTGGCACCATCAGTGGGATTGAGTGTGACAGCAGCAGTAGCACCATTAGGCACACCGTCATACGAGAAGGACCAAACACCGGCCTTCATATATGTTTCTGCGAAAGTCAACTCCCGGCGAAGGAAGCCCTGCAGAGTAAGGAAGTTGGTGGCGTCCCGATCCATGTCCATGGGAAGTTCAACGTTGGCACGGGTCTGATCCCCAATATCCACGTGCAAGGCCCAAACGTGAGCAAAATACGTGTCCGTGGTGGTCCCGAAGCCAGCGCCTTGAGATTCTGCGTTATCAGCGCGTTTCTTCATCAACGACCGATTCCAAGAATCGCGATCGTACTTCCAGTACTTGTCGGCCTGTTTTCCCACCGGAACGATAGGAAAAATGCGGTCAGCAACGAACTGAGTCTGATCCTGCGCATAAGCGATGGACAGATTGGTGAGTGGGCGACTGATATAGACGTCAGCCGCTCCAAGGGCCGCTTTACGAACCCGACGACGAGAAGCCATTCTTTTAATTCCTTTCTAGATGATTTACCCGGTCAAATCGACTTAGGCAGGAAGAACACCAGCGGGTGAAAAATGGACCTCGGACATGGAACCCGAAACCCCGTTCGTGGCGGCGACACCAAGAACATGATTGCCAGCGACAGCAGCGATTGCACGGCCTTGAGCATCGGAAGCAATTTTATCCCCCGGAGCAAAAACACCGCCCGCAAGGAGAACAAGCTTACCGTCAATCGCGACGTTACCAGCCTGACTCTGTACCGGCTTATCCTGCAAAACGCCAATAGCATTTTCACCAGCACCAGCAAGAGCAATTTCGCCCGCAACAGTGTGCTGCTTGACGAAACGATTGCGGAACCCCGTCATATCAACGGAAGCTACCAGCGAAATTGGCTGGCGATTATCATAAGTAGCCATGTCTGTTTCCTTTCTGGCTAGGCTGACATCTTCAGCCGATTTCGTTCAACCCGCTGATTATTCAGTAGGCTCGTCGTCAGTCTCAACCAACGATTCCTCGTTGTATCGAGTATACAAGCCCGGATTTTCGTCCAACACACGAGCGAAAGACTGCTCGAAGGAGAGAGTCGGATTGGACTTGCGGACTTCTTCAGCCTTCTTGGTGATTTCGGCCTCGGCGCTGCCTTCATTGCCAGGCCGCGTGATGTCGTCCGAAACACCCTGTTCATCGAACATTTTGGCGAAAGCAGACTGCGCTGACTTCATCATCTTGGAGAAAGCAGCGTTGGCGGCGGGATCAGTTTCGACCACCTTGATAACAGCGATCTTGTCGTCAACGGTGCCGGGGAGACCAGCCAGTTCCGTTTCAGCCCGCTTGGTGACACGAAGCTTGAGCGCAGACTCACGATCGGCCTTGGCAGCAAGCTCGATGGCGGTGATCTGCTGAGCCTGAGCCTTGAAAATGGCAAAGGTGCCTGCACCGACTTCCGACTTGCGAACCTTCGTACCGGCTACTTCAATCACTTCATCGCCTTCACGCGATTTGGTGATCAATTCAGTGCGGGCTTCCGGGGTTGCCTTTTCGAAAGCGACTTTCGCATCGCCATCGAGCTTAGCAAAATAGGACTTTTGATCGTCCGACATTCCCGCAAGCGCAGTGGCCGTAGCCAGCGCCGCCTGAGCGGTAGACAGATCACCTTGAAGCTTGGTGACTTTATCTTCAAGTTCCTTCGACACCTTGGACTCTCCTTTGTTGTCCACGCCGGGAGTCCCGGCCTCCATAAGAAGCTTTGCAACTTCTTCTTCCACTTCAGGGAATTTCGCCCTGACAGCATTTAGAAAATCATTAACGCTGCTTTCAACCTTCTTACCCTTCTGTTCCATGGTAAGATCAGTATCCGCAAGAATGGAGGACACCGAATCGTTGATAGCATCAAAAATGGGGTAAAGCTGGTCCCGAACTTCCCATGATTTCTGCCGCTCTTCATTCAGCTGCAAGATTTCGGAGAAGGTTTTAGCCCCCTCCGTCTTACGCTTCATGATGATTTGAGCGATAGCAGGAACCTCGGGGTTCTGCCGCTTCATAATCGCCATCTTCGCGCCCTTTTGGGCGGGGGCAGTCACACTGCTGATTTCCAGCAAGTCGAAATTTTCGAAAATCCGACGTCCCATGACCTATTCCCTTGGTATGGAATGAAGTATAGCGTAAAAGGAAAACTAGGACAAGGGTAGCTTCCAGCCCGAGCTAGGCGTCCTTCTTCTCCGCATACCCTCCGACTGAGAAGCCAGTATACTCGCCGCTCTGGAATTTTTTGAGGATTTCCTCAGTGTGCGGTTTGTAAGCAATCATCAGACCGGTAGTTTCAGTCTTAAGCCCCATCGCTTCAGCAATGTCAGTTGTGAGGGGGAACATAAAATGAATATCACCCGTAGTGATGGGTGTCTTATCATCTTTCCAAACATGCATGTCGGCCCCAACAAGGGTTGGTGCTGCCTTAAAAGCCGCCTCCAACATGACCGGCTCAGGAATGTGTTCATCCTGAGTATCAAAATAGTCCTCGCCATTCTCTTTGCAGACAATGGCCCAGCCAAAAACAAGGCCCAGACTAGCATCGACTTTACAGACTTGAGCCTTCATAGCATTACTCATTGGTTGGAGGTTGATAAAGTGCATCTGCACTTCTTCATCACCGCGCAGCCAGTATCCCACGGAACGATGGTGACCGTCAAGAATGTAGTTCTTGCCGTTAAACTTGCCCACCACCCCAGCCGGACCATCTTCGGTAGAAAGAGCAATGTCCTCTACCCTAGTAGTATCCACTCGGTTCTGGATGGCAGTCAGTTCTTCCCACTTGAATACCTTAACTTCGTTCAACTCGGGGTGAGTAATCGCACCCAACATACGGGGCATCTGGTCTGGACGAATGCCAGCAAGAGCCTCAGCATCCCACTCAAAAGGAATTTTGGACCGCTCATTATCTAGCTTAACAAGCTTTCGTTCATCAGTCGCCATTATATGCCCCTATTATATCCCGGATAATCGTCTTCCTCGAAATCAGACCAATTCTTGGTATCGAAAGACGCAGCACCCCCTACCACAGAAATATTTGCAAGATATGGGCGCAACAGCGCAAACACCGTAGAAGGGAAAGGACTAGCAAAATCTGCATACGAGCGGAAATTCTCCACCATCACAGACCCAGCTTTAATACTTTTTATAGACGAAGGAGACGCAAACACGTCCGGATCATCTGCCAAAATGCGCGCCAGTTCAATTGTGGCCTCTTTTAACACCAATTCCGGGGGTTCGGTAGACCAGACTTGCCGCTGAACAACACGTGTAGAAGCAACAAGAAACTTAGCTTTCCCGTTGTCATCAACAGTATCCCATTCTTCGGTTGCTACCGACCCGGCTAGATACGTTTTGGCTTCATCCAAACTCGCATAGGAATTGTAGGATGCGCCATTAATACTAACAGTCTGCATCACGGTGTTCCTTCTAGAGGCGTGGGAGTTCCCCCACCGGGCTGAGGGGGGACTACAGGAGGCGGAACGGGTTTCCTAGCCTCCTTGACTTGTTCTTCGGCATGCTTGGGGTCCATTTGCGAAATGCCGAGCAAATCGCGAACATCATTAACAGCACTATCACGGGGATCGAGAGTAGCCCCAGCCGCTGACATGTTTTTCAGGGCGTTCGTTACAGCTTCAGCATCCCGCTGCTGTATTTCTTCAGTGGCAAAAGAGGGCTTAAGTTCTTCATCAAAACCATTCAACTCCCACAGAGCATCAATGATGTCCCGCATGCCCCCCCGAAGATCGACCAAAGTAGAATTTGCTTGGAGTAAGAGGGTGGAGGACTTGTCTTTAGACAATGCCAGAGACCCCGCACCATCCCCTCCGAGCATCAGCCCTTCAGTTCCGATAATCCGAGCCATTTCTCGATTGGTTCGTTCAATAGCTGCGGCCATAGGCTGATGGGCTTGAGAACCCCCTTTAAGGAGTTCCACACCCCATTGAGAAATTGAAGACACCGATCTACCGGCCTCTCCAATAGTTTCATAGGGTTGACTATCCAAAATCAAACCAGTCGCAGTACCTTTAGCCTCCATGGTAACGAAACTTTCGAGGGCTCGAATGAACCCGTCTGCTTGGTCGCGGGTATAAATACCCTGAGCGACAGCCCGATTCAAAGCTGTGTAGGGCACTTTACCCACTGGAATGCCATTAAGATCACGCTCGTAACCTCGACCCTCCAACTGCATATATCTTTTACGAACCCGATTAGGCTCTACAAGATGTCTGAGAACGCCCAGACCCTCAGGACTATCGCTAAGAGCATCATCTACAAGATACACAGTCTTAAGACGGGGAATATAAACATCGGCTGTACCAGCTTGAGACAGTCCCCCTTGCCAAAAACCGTTAACTTGTCCATGAATATCAGTATTCCAACGTTCAATAGTGTGTTGAGGCCGATGGTTTAACGATTTAAAACCAATTCGACCATCTTTTCGAAGAATAGCCGTCCATTCATGGATACCAAAGCCATAAAACCGAAAAGTCGTAGCCCTACGCACAACACGCGGCCAAGGGGTATTAAGCTTGTCTATTACGCTTTCTACAAACTCAGCAAGTTCTTTAGCCTGATCGGTATCATTAGCAGATACAACTTTCCAAGAGGCCTTAGCCACGAGGTTGATAAAATACCGTACTCCAGATGCCACCACAGCTGTATTTATCATAATATCGGCATAAGTCATATACCGATTGGCACCATAAAGCGAAGCATCGCGTTCATTAGTAACTACGAATCCCCCATATACAGGGGTGCCAGAAAGTCCAATCTCAGTAGTAGCCCTACTACCAGCTCTTACACGGACACGAGGTTTTTCTAGTGCAGCAATGTCACTCATTCTTCACCCATCACTCTGGGGCCTTCGCCCACTGCTGGCATGTCTATTTG